GTGTTCCTTTTTCGACAATGATATATGATGGGTTAAAACCAGTCGTATTGAAAGTTAATTTGACAATCGCCTCAGAGGCTGTAACTGATTTTGGAATATATCCAATGCTTTTTGCGTGAGATACTACAGAATTTCGGAGGGTGGCCGTGTCAAGAAACGCTTCATTGATAGCCATATTCGTATGGAATCCCATATAATGAGTAGTATATGCCATTACGTCTAACAATACACTCATTCCAGAGCCATCAAAGTCGTAATCTACGAACTCGTTCTGCCCCTTCATAAACTCTTTTATATTATTTTTTATTCCACCAAACTCAAGATTACTCAAGTTTAGTGCTTTTGGATTTTCTGCCATATCTTTACTACCTCAATCTGTTCAGAAATAAATTTAAGTTTATTGGAGACCCCTCATTTACTGGTACATAAGCGATGGTTACATCGTAACCGTTTCTGTCTGGGTCTGCGGTAACTAATACTCCTGTTAAGTTTACTCTAGGTTCAAATGTGCGAATTGCCTGCTCAATAGCGTCTTTCAATGTAACTCGTGTTTCAGTAGACATAGGCTCGAATAACGAATGATATAACGTTGAGCCAAATCTACTCTGGAATACTCGTTCTCCACGCTGAGTTTTTATTATATTAATGACACTTCCATTGATAGCATCCACATCAGAACGCCCAACCACGTCATTAGTCAGCGGATGAATCAACATATCAAGGTCGAGGTCTCTATATTTTCTAACTCGTTGTGTTCTTATTGGTTGCGGCATTATTTTTTCCTCTAAGTTCTACTATATTTATACTAACCGTTCGTAATTACATTCCTAGAACCTGTTAGATTTAAAGAACCACAGTCAATTGCATCTCCAATTCTCGCTAATGGTTTACGGTTAACAAATACATTTGGTGAACCGGTCGCCTGAGTACCTTCGTGTAGTATACATACTTCTCCGTTCTCATCTTCTTCCGTCTCCGGTGGGTTCTCCCACTCCGGGTTCACCCACTCGTTTAAAAAGTCAAGACCGGAGTCCATCCCGCTTGGGTCGCTTGGGTAGTCGTCCGGGTTCAAGTACGGTACACTTGGTAGAGCAGGGTTGAGCCAATCAATAGTTGCTTGGTCGTCATTACATCCGTGAGTATTCCACTTATCTCCTACCCTATGACACTCTAACTTATTAGCGAATACATTAGGTGAACCTCTAGCATTATCACGAGGTGGATAACATCCGTGACCGGTGCATATGTCTGTAAATCTTACTGTTTCTGGCATATTATTTCTCCTTAAAACTACTGAAAGAATGATGGTTCAATAACAACGGCTCTCCCTATCAATTGATTTTACTGAACATCATCGATATCACTGGTATCGATATCACTGGTCCGGCTGGCGGGTGATGGGAGAGGCGGACTACGAGTAAACTTCTTCCCATCAGTCGAATAAAATGGCTCTCCGTGCCACGGTCCATTTGGAAAATTGAGAAGGTGGTTCCCCTTCCTCTTTCTTGGGGAGGTTGAGATTTCCGGCAATTTAGCGCCGGGATCATCGGGCGCTCTGTCGAGGGGAGCGACATCAACGCCTCCCCCACCGGGAATTTTTTTGATGGCGGCAATGAGGCGCTCTCCAGCCCCCAGGATCGTTTTACCTTCCTCGATATATGGTTCGGCGATTGCTCTGATAAACCCGTCGACTGTAAACCCTTCAACGCCCTCGGCGACCGCTTCAGGGTCGGCGAGGACTAGATTGACAAGCCTATTTCCAGTGCCGACGATATAGTTGCTAATAAATGCCGTGGGAGAACTCAACAAAGCCATAGTCGTTTGCACCTCAGTTGGCAGGGCCGCCAGGACCGGTCTTGGATCGCCCGCAAGGAAGCTGGCGGCGGCATTGAGCATCGCTTTTATATTGCTTCCAAGGGTACCGAGGTTTTTGGTTTCCTCGACAAACGGTTTTCGATCACCGAGGATTATCCCGCCGATGGTACTGAAAAGCCCGACGGCCCCTGAATCACGCGCATAAGCGGAAACAAGATCAATAACTGTACTTGCATCTCCAGACTTTTTGGCCTGATCATTTGGACGATCAGCGCCACTTAACCTGTCATCCCTAACCGACATAAAGTCAAGACCGGAGCTCATTACATCGGCCTCTGGAACATTTAAAGAGTCAAGACCGGAGCCCATTGCCGGTGGCACACTGGTACTGGGGGCGGTTGCACTGCCTTCAACTGGTGGAACATTTAAATAGTCAAGACCGGATACGTCTTCCGTTGCACTGCCTTCAACTGGTGGAACATTTAAATAGTCAAGACCGGATATGTCTTCCGTTGCATTGCCTCCAACTGCGCCTGTAACAATATCAATAATTGTACCTACATCTTCATCGCCTCCCTTTGCGGTTGAAACGAGATTAATAATTGCACCTGCATCTACATCGCCTCCAAGTACGCTTTTAGCAATCCCAATAATTTTACCTACATCGCCTTCAATTGAGTTTTTAACAAGATCAATAGTGGTTGATTTTGGTAAAGAGTCTCCAAATGCGTTTTTAACAATATCAATCATTTTACCGAAATCTCTAATAGCGTTTGTAACAAGCTCATCAACTTCTTTCTTCATCGAACTCCCTCCAATGCATCTGAAACAAGATTAGTAATTGAAGCTAGACTTTTTTCATCGCCGGATTCAGCGCCTGAAACAAGATTAATAATTGTACCTACATCTACATCGCCTCCAACAAGATTAATAATTGAAGCTAGACTATTTTCATTGCCTTCAAGAACGCTTGTAACACCATCAATAATTGAAGCTACATCTGCTTCGGCTCCAACTACACTTGAAACGAGATTAATAATTGTACTTACATCTATAGCGGCGTCAATTTCGCTTGTAATAAGATTAATAATTGTAGTTAGACTATTTACATCGCCTTCAATTGCGCCTATAACAAGATCAATAATTGAAGCTACATTGATTTTCCATTCAGGTGAACATTGACCAGGGGGAGTTGGATTTAAGTGTATAATACTTCCCTTAATAGTGTGAACTCCACCAGATTTATCTAGTTTTGTTCCAACAGTAGAGATTCGTGTATTTCTGAATACATTGAAAATCATATCTCCACCAACATTTGCTATCCAATCCTTCAGAACTTCCATTTTATAATCACCATCAACTCGTAAATGACAGTCTCCATCGACTGTAACATACATATTTCCACCACTGACTGCCTTTTTAACGTGGACAAAATCATCACCTAATGTTATTTTATAATTGTCTTTTTGTATTTTTGTTACTTTTGTCCCATCTTCTCTGATTTCTTCAAATGTTCCTGATTTGTGCCATCTCATCAAGCGGGCGTTTTCAGGAGTATCATCCCACTCTTCTACGTGACCGAATTCACTTACTCTAGTGTGATTGTATGGATATTCCGCATCAAACGGATCAGGTGGTTCAGACCACGTTCCGTCTAGTGCAATTGATACACCCAAATCTCTTTCTCTCTCATCAAGAGGCGTTGGCTTAGACTCTATCTCTCCGCCATTTCTCGGTTCAATGAAAGTAGGTCTTGCTCGTCTATAAGTGTCGGGTTCAATTAAATGATCTCCTTTTGGATAGAATAACTTCGGGTCGTGAAATCCAATCGGTTTTGGTGGCTCATATGGAACACCTCCAAGAGTTCCTATCACTACAGGTTCTTGAGCATTTTCTCCATCTCTGAAGAAGCCAACTACCCAAGTTCCCTCGACAGGACCAAGCGGAGTAGTTCCAATTCCATTCATCGCGGCCGAAGTTAGTGGTTGCATCGGATGGGCCCAAGGCAACTCTTCTACGGGAATCCCCTCTGTGAGGCCCAATTCTCGTACTTCTGTGTGTAGTCCAGCGATACGTACCCTCACTCGTCCTAGTTTCATAGGGTCGAGTCTATCTTCTACGACACCCGTAAACCAAATAAAACCATCAAATCCCATAAATTGCAAAATCTATTCTCCTAAATACCATCAAATTCGTTTGCGTAGGCATTATACCCACCGGTTTCCCACGCTCGTTCTGGTATCACTACGTCTGGGTCTCCAAAGAATCCATCTTTCATACATTCCAATGTACAAACATACCCGGCATTAGATATCTTATGATGAATAGCAGTCACTAGCCAATTTCCAGTCAAATACTGGTCCTCAGGAAGGTTATGATTGTGTATATGAGTCGGTATCATTAATTGTATAACATTACCAGCGAATATGTTGGTATCGCCAGGAATATCAAACTTAATGATATTCGCTCTCAAGTTCGTTTTCTTCATATCGTGTAGTGGATAATGCGACTTTTCACCTAAGTGATGTATATTATATAGATAATTGTGACTCATTAAGCCACTATGTTGCCACGTATTAAAATCTTTAAATTGTTTATCTTCTGGTCCATTTAGTCCGATTGTCTCTGCCATTATCTTATCTAATGGTCCATCATATATTACTTCATATTTTTCCATCCACTTTTCAAGAATATTATGAGCCAGAATTCCAGAACCATACATACCCATATTCTGACCGTCTGAAAGATTGAATCGTGCATTTTCAGAATACTTAGTCATCATAGCGTTATCAACTGTGATATCATTATTTATTTTAATCTTATCGGGCATATTCTTTAATGCTAATTTTCGAGTTGGTTCCTTCGCCAATAATTCGTCAACTGGCATAAACTTGAAGCTATCATTATTTTCAAAGAATAGATAGTTGGATTCTCCGTTTTTTGAGACAGAGTTTTTGGCTAAGAAATTAAGAACCTGAAATGGGTTCCAATTTGGTACTACTATGGCTTTCTCGTGTAGTGTGGGCGATACATCAAATCTTGCCCAGTGAGGTGCACCATCCTCAAACTCTAAAATCTCTGCTCCAATGTAATTCGCTATATCAGATGCCGTCTCTCCCATCTTAAATGAACGACTTATTTTGGTTTTATTGTTCTTTATTAGATATGGAGAAACAATGCCTATATCGTATTCTGTATACTTAGGACTCTTTCTGCCAGTGGATATGGAATCGATAGTGAATGTTTTCTCTAGATTAGCGGTATCTGCGCCATAGGCGCCCAATGGAGACGTATTCTCGGTCACCACTTCAAAGTGTACTAATTCACGACCAGAACCCACGATTCCATTTGCTTCGACAAATCCAGTTCCATCTTCAATCTTAATATTGCCGAACATACAATTGTTGTATATGGACTCAAAGATGCTCATCTGCTTTATTATAGGAGAGATGTCGCCTACAACCCTGCCATATCCAGCGTTATAGAATGTCGCACTCCATTGTGAAGTTGAGCGTGGGTCAAGAGTCTCAAACTGTTGCGGTAACTCTGCCTCTCCGGTGGCATTTAACCCCTCAAGACCGGAGCCCATTTTGTTACTCATTATACATTACTCCTGATATTGTATTTTAGTATCTCTCATCCATCGACCAAATTCCTCTACGATTTTAGGAATATGTTGGGGTTTGAGCAACAAAACACTTCGTTTTTTATCGTTCAAATAAAGTTCCCAGTCCAAATTAGTTACTGCCACTCTGTCATTTTCTGGACTATCTTCGTCATACTGATTGAATTCGGAATCTTCCCAGTGGTGTATACCATATCTATCATCATAAAGTTTATCCACATAAGCGTAAACTTCTGTTTCTCTTTTGACCCAGTCGTATAATGGGTCGATTACTTTATTTATTGTGCAAATAATCCACCAATAATCTTGGTCTCCATATATTTTTTCTGCTAACAATTCAGGAGTCATATCTTCTGAAATTCTTATTGTATAATAGAGGGCTTCATATTTTCTTACGGATTTGAGCATATCTATTCTGTGTGTAATATCAGCAATAGTTACTCCGTTATACGTCAACTTAGGAAGCGTTTTTGAATATTTAGGCATCTCTTAATATCCTCCTGCGGCGTGTATGTCGTGTTGGGCTACAACAACGTTTTCTTTAAGAGATAATGTTACTTGAGTTTGAATAGCCGAGCCATCTTTATAAGCATTCCACGTTCCTGTCGGAGTATAGTTAACTTCTACAGCAGTGATGAAAGAGTCTTTAATCATAAATAGATTCGGATTGACTGCATCGCCGAACCAGAATTCTACATTAACAGTTGCAGGAATACCAAGTCGACCAATATTTCTCATTGAATCGAAATCCCCCACAGGTGCACGAAGCTTTTGCAGAATGTCATAGTGCTCCAACCTATCATCCAGGCCCATTTCAGACAGGTCTCCGTACTTTTCAATCATCATCGCATCAGAGGTGTTGTTGACCTCGGCAGTTTTGGCTTCCAGTTTATCTTTCGCTGTATAGTGATTGACATCACCTCCCAGCGGACCCATAATAATCGGTGCCGCGTAGCTTTTAAGTGCAAAAACAATTGTTGAGATTGCCGCTTGTTCTTCTTTGCTCCTAGGAGTCATTCTCCACGAGAAAGAATGTGTACGTAGGGCCGCACCGTCATACACTAATCCCATTTGCTGATTCATTACTGAACCAACAGCCATTTTACCAGAGTTGTTCACATTCATAAGAGATGTTATAAAATCATAACCTTCGTTCATAGCTCCCCGTCCCCTTGCTTCGGCCTGCTTGGCGAATGTACTCATCCAGCCGGTCTGAGACTTTGCGTCCCAAGAGTCCCAATTATTTGACCCTCTATTCACCATCATATTATCTGATTCAGTATAAGTCTGATTATAAGCAGTTCCAAGAACAAGCGGCATCGGCAACCAAATGTTTGCTATGTGATATCTGGTTAATTTATGCCCTTGCTTGTCGACCAATTCTTCTCTTGGTCTCACAGGCACCCAAGAATTAACAATCAGTCTGGTCCAGAAATTTCCAGCAGACACATCATCTTTTGGAAATTTGAATGTTTTTGGCCCTTCGGATTTAGGTGCTACTACTTCATCTGGCGTAAATTGTTGAGCATATGTCTCAAAGTCTGGAACTTTACCAGTGGAAGCCCCTTGTACGGATATTGGAGATGAAAAACCTTTAGTTGCTGGCATACCAGAATGAGTTGAAACCATTATTATTACCTCAGTGTGAAGTTACGTATTTAAACTATTTATATAAATAGTTGTGATGTCTTATAAAGGAAAGTACAAAGTTAAAAATCGTGAGAAGTACGTTGGTGCTGTAGATAATGTTCAGTATCGGTCGTCCTGGGAACGCAGATTTATGGTGTATTGTGATGTTACGCAATCCAAAATTGTGAGATGGAGCAGTGAAGAACTCATATTGCCCTATAGAAGTCCAGTAGACGGGAAAATCCATAGATACTTCCCAGACTTCTGGATAGAACAAAGGAGCGAGGATGGCCGATTATCGACAATGGTTATTGAAGTCAAACCCAAAAAAGAGTGTGGTCCACCAAACCCACCAAAAACTAAAAACTCTAGAAGTAAATATAGATATTTAAAAGAACTGAAAACGTGGAAAGTCAATGAAGCAAAATGGAAAGTAGCAGAAGAGTTTTGTCGTGACAGAAAGTGGCAATTTAAATTACTAACAGAGGACCATTTGGTAAAGTAATATGGCAGTAAAAGTTGCAAAGAAATTAATACAAATCGCTAAGGGAACTGAGAAAGTTGCATCGGATGGCATTAAGTATCGCTATCTCGGTAAACAATGGGGTAAAGTAACCAAGTCAGGCAAGACAGGACAGATGGCTCGTAAGGCTATTGGTGCTGAATTGAATGCTTCGGCCCAGGGCGCCAAAATGTCCAAGGCTAAACAAGCAAAGAAATCGGCCGCTTGGTTCAAAAAGAAAGTTGGTGAGAGTGCAAAGGGGTTCAAAAAGAAAGCAGTCTTGAAGCCAGGAAAGATGTATACGTTTGGATATGATGCTAAACTGAAAGCAATTTTACCATATTGGGATAAGTTCCCCTTAATAGTCGTCTTAGATACATACAAAGATGGCTTTCTTGGTCTAAATTTCCATTATCTATCTCCAATTGACAGACAGAAGTTCTTTACAAAAATATTGAAATTCTCTAATCAAAAGGGTGATCCGATGGACTTCACGGATAAAGCAAGATTCAATATATCTTGGGATGCCGTGAGAAATATTAAGCACGCCGACAAAATGATACATAAATATCTATATGGGCACGTAAGAACTTCCTTATTAGAAGCACCACCGAATGAGTGGGAGAATGTTATATTTCTACCATATCAAAAATTTGTTGGTGCTAGTGCTAAATCAGTGTGGAGTAAATAATGCAAGTATCAGATTTTAACAACATAGTA